CGGCCGCTGAGAGCAACGAGGACGGAGGAATAAGATTCAATGCGGTAGCAATAAGCGTAAGACCTATGGCCATTCCTACGAGACCCTTAACTAGCTCTCCCCACGACATAGATGCTATATCCTTCAACGCACTAGCGAGAATCTTAATACCTACTGCGAGAAGAATAAGACCCAACCCAGAGGATATCCCACCCTTATTCGTTTCAGAGAACTTGGTAAAGAGTGCGAGAGCCAACAGAAGTGCTGCAACACCGGTAAGACCTTTGGTCATATCTTCCCAGCTGAGATCTGAAAGACTTGTGACAGCACTGACAAGAATGTTGATCGCCAGAGCCAAGAGAATAAGCCCAGCGCCAGATCTGATCATTCCTGCAGCACTTCCTTGCAGACCTTTAGATGCCAAGATAAGCAATCCGATAAGCACAGTCACACCGGTCAGACCCTTTGCGAGTTCGTTCCAATCCAACTTGGCGAGTCTAGTAACCGCTATAGTCAGAAGGTCTACAGCAACAGCCAGAAGAATCAATGAAACAGCTAATAGCGGCATCTTAATAAAACCTGCTGTACCAGTGATCTTTGTGAATATAGCCATGGCGACCATTAACTGCGCGAACATGACGCCTATAGCCGTTAAAGCCTTACCCAGTTTATCTGAATCGATCAACGACAACGCCACGACAGAAATTGTCAGAAGAGCAATTGCGGCAGCGATTCTGAGAAGTGTGTTTGCCTTAATCTGGGTTTGCATCGCGGTCATGGTAGAAGTCAGAGCACCAAAGGTTCCCTTGATTGAGTCAACAATTCCACCACTGATGCCATTGAGTCCGTTCTTAAGGAAGTTCCGGATAATCAGAACAAGTCCTGCCAGCAGACCAGTGTTTATCAAGTCCAAGATTCCGCTGAAGTTCGCACTCGTCATGGAACCTTGTATGGCCGTCATCATCGTTCGGAAACCGTCTGCGATCTTCGATGTGAGAGGCTCGAAAATAGCCCATACACCCTTAAGGATCCCAGCCATGTTCGACCAGACAGCGGCGATAACCTTGCCGAGCTTGCCTAGTGGCGCGAAACGCTCCTGGATTCTATCCAAACCACTCGTGTCGATTTCGCCGAGCCCGCTGAATGCTTTGGAAACATAGGCAGCGAACATAGAGAGCAGCTTGAGCGGGATAGCGAGAACTTTTCCGATGCCCTCGAAAACCTTTCCGAGACCTTCTCCCGTCTTGATGGCTTCGTGAAGCTTGACCAGAAAATCGCCGATTTTGGCTGTGATCTCAAGGAAACTTCCGGATCCTTCACCAACTTCACCGAAGAGACTGAACAAAGTCTTAGCGACCTGCTTGATGATCTCCCAGCCGATTCCAAATATAGCGAAGACACCTGCGAAGGTGCGCTTCAAATTGTCTGCGGTAGCTGACCCAAGTTTGAGACCTGCGGCGAAGTCTCGAATTGCGACCGTGATAGCATATAGATCTTTGCCCGTCGCTGCCGGGAATATAGACCGGAAGGCATCCTTAATCGGCTTGACGACCGAGATCAATGCATGGAAGGCATTGGAGATGGAATCGATAAGAGCGGTGCGACCGCCGAGAGCCTTCCAGTCACCCAGAACCTTGTTACGAGTGTCCGCAGAGGCGTTGATAAACCCACCAAGGACGTTGTTGACGCCTGTGAAGAGAACTTTGGCCTCTTCGAAGTCGCCGAAGATCATCTGCCACGTGGTGGCCCACCCCGATCCGGCTGATTCCTGTAAGGTACCGATAAGCTGAGAGAAGGTCTTAACCTTGGTGGCTGCGTCCTTCGCAGTCTTGCCCATCTTGAGGATGCCAGCAATCTGCTGGTCGTTGTAGCCCATGGTCTTAAGCTGGGCTGCAGTGAGATCACCGGTGAATTTGCTAAGGGTCTCCGTCAAGATTGCAGAAGTAAGCCATCCCTTCTGCAAGGAATCTCGGAAACTACCCTCTTCCTTGATGATTGAGTCGACAGCAACGCCATGGACTCGAGCCGTCTCCTTGAGCGCGTCTTGGAAGACAGCGCCACCCATACCTGCGTTGACTACAGAGTTCCAGTCCATGAGCTTCACAGTGCCCGTTGCAAGAGCTTGTGAAAGCTGATACATCGCGGTAGATGCCTGCTCGGAGCTAGAGCCGGAGATGGCTGCTAGGTTGGCGATACCCTTGATCGCATTGACCGATGTGTCCAGCTTGACGCCGGCGGCCGTGAAAGTACCGATATTCCGAGCCATCTCGGCGAAGTTGTAGATTGTCTGGTCGGAGTAAGTGTTCAGTTGTTCCAGAGCCTTGTTGACATCTTTGAGAGTCGTACCTTGTTTGGCAGTGTTCGCCAAAATCGTCTGGATCGAGTTGAGTTTAGTCTCATACTCACGGAGACCCGCACTAATAGGTGCAATCGTGAGAGACTTGACAAGCTGAGCACCAGCGTTGACCGCCCGGTTAGCAATATTGACCAAAGCCGTAATGGCTATGACCGACATTGCATTGAACTTAGAAGCGATATGATCAACCCCTGATGCAATATTCGCGAGCGGAAGCCCTCTGCCAGCAGCTGAGACATCGTTGAGGCCTTTGGTGGCACCCTCAAGTTTCAAGCCCTTATTGAGTGCCGAGAGAGCATCAATGGTTGATTTAACACCACGCTGAAAATCGGAGTGGTCAAACTTCATTTGTACAACTCGTTGATCAACACTGCTCACGCTGAGGTCACCGCCTTCCATACCCTGGATGCGATCTTGTCAAATATGGGTTTGATTGCAGGATTGATGTAATCTCGCCCTGCGACATATCCTCCGGTTCCTGTTCCGTGGCCATATTGGAGCATGATAGCCACAGGAAATCCATTCTCAACGTCGGAGTTTAACCATATAATGGTATATGCCCCTTTATTGCCGGAGACTTCATATCTCCAAGAGTTAGCTGCCAATCCAGTTTCTCTAGGAGTTGCGGCAGACAAGGCAATAACACCCTCTTGACCAGCTGAATTAAGTACACTGGTGACATCCAGCTTGGTCATTGCATTCAGGAACGACTCCGTGTTCTTGAAGGAGCCAGATGAGTCGATTTTTAACACGCATGGCTCCTTCCCGTGTTAGTTGATCGGCCAGGCTGGAATTGACAGTGAGGTAAATGTGGAAACTAGACCACTTTGCCCTATAACCCGACCGTCTGACATAACATCGATTCTCGCGGATCCAGTAGAGTAGGCTGGGACAATGTTTATCGAGTTTGCCGACGGCCAGTATGCTGCTGGAAGAGTAAATAGAAGAGTTCCGCCAGTAATTGTGCCGTTTTTAATCAATCCACGAATAAACACAACCCCATTCTTGAGCCGGTAACTAGCATTCACATAGCCACCAGCATAGTTCACCCAACCGTTTTGTAGAGTGGCATCAACCCAACCCGTGTCTGTAAGAACACTTTTCCATGCAGATAATACACCGTCGAAAATAGTTCTCACCCAGACCTGCAGTATCGACGAAGCGCCGGAGACGGTATAACGCTGCCAAAATAAAGTGCCTGCTGGGTTCGTAAACACCTCAAGCAGACCAGCTGCAACTATCGGGTAGTTCAGAGCAAGTGTCACTTCAGCAGCATCGCTTTGAATATAAACACCAGTGGGAATGATTGTGTTCAAATCGACATTAGCGCCAATTTCCACCCCCTTGACAAGATTGTCAAGAGTGTCAGCACGACCATTCACACCATCAATTCTGACACCTAACGCAACATCTGCTGCGTTAACGAAGGCTTTTGTTGTCGCATCTTCAGCTGCTGTTGGAACAGCGGTCTTGATACGTCCGTCATTTGTACGAATTGGGGTGGTATCGCCGACAACGGTGACGCTGCCTGGGGCTGCATTTGTTCCGGGAATTCCCTGCGCACCTTTGACATAGCCTGCGTCAATAGTGCTTCCGTTTTGTTTTATGAGAATAAGATTCCCATTTGCATCCACATCGCCGTTAACCACGGAGGCTGCTTCAATTGCAAGCATTCGTTCAGCAGTGAGCCCAGTGACGGTACCCATTGGGATCTCCTTCCTATAGAGAGCTAAGCGTATAACTGTCAGCGTCGATGACAACGGCAGACGGCCAAGTGATCTGGAACGTTGTGGCATCAAGCATCAGGATAGCCGAGTCTGGTCCGATCACTGTAAACGTTCCGTCTCCATTGTCAATAACTCGAAGGACAGCGCTCAGATCGAAAATGCCATACAACTCTGACGGCGATGGAAAACGAGCCACACTATTGTCAGAACCATATAAAATATTCTCGACCGAGGCCAGAACATCGGAGTCGGTGGTTCGAGAGTCAATCACCAAGTGCGAAGTGGGCTTGAAACCAGTGAT